GCACCAGGTCGAGCTGCAGAAGATCCTCGAAGGGGTGATCGAAAACGACCATCGCTTCGGAATCGTTTTCGGCATAGACGAGGGCGACGACTGGACGACCGAAGAATCTCTGCGCAAAGCAAACCCGAACTACGGCATCTCGATCGACGAGGGCTTCCTCAAGCTGCAGCAGCGCGATGCAATCTCAGACCCGCGCAAGCAGAACGTCTTCAAAACCAAGCACCTCAACATCTGGGTCGCGGCCGCGTCTCCCTGGCTCAACCTGCACGCCTTGCAACAGTCTGGGGACCCTTCCCTCACCCTCGAATCGATGCGCGGCCGCAAAGCCTGTGTCGTCGGCCTAGACCTGGCCAGCAAGATCGACGTAGCATCGGGAGTCTGGTTGTTCGAAGAGGAGCGCGAAGGGGAAACCCACTATACCGCCATATCCAGCAACTACCTGCCACAGGCTGCCGTAGACAAACCGGAGAACGCCCATTATCAGGCGTGGGTCAAGTCGGGGCACCTCACCGTGACGCCGGGAAACATGATCTCTCTGCGCCAGATTCAGGAAGACGTGATCTCCAGCGCGGAGACCGTGCTGATTGGTGAAATCGCGCTCGACGCCTGGGGTTCCCGAGAAATCGCCCCCAATCTGCAGGAAGAAGGGTTCGAAGTCGTCGACATCCCCATGCAGACGAGGCACCTTTCCGAGCCCATGAAGAAAATCGCAGCGCTCATCGATTCCGGCCGATTCCACCATGACGGAAACCCCGCATACGTCTGGATGATGAGCAACGTCGAGGTCTGGATGGATCGCAACGAAAACATTTTCCCGCGCAAACTCCGGCCGCAGAACAAGATAGACGCCGCGGTGGCCACCATCATCGCCATGGCGCGCGCGATGGTACCGCGCGAAGAACAGGCCGCCGGCGTGGAACTGATCGTCCTATGAGCCCCTCCGCGGTGACCTGGTACAACGCCGAGCGCGTCTCACAACCTGGCTCCGTCATTCTCAGCGAATGGAAAGCCAAGCGCGAGGCAGAGCGCGCCATTGCCAACCAGAGTCCGGTTTACCCCACCAGCTCCGGCACCAGCGGCAGCGCGCTGTACGAATGGCTCACCGGTGCCGGCGCCCTTTCCTCTGCCGGACCGGCCGTCACCGAGCGCACCGCCATGGCCGTCGGCGCCGTCTATGCCTGTGTCGGGTTGATCGCCGGCGCCATCTCAAGCCTGCCGATCAAGCTTTACCGGCGCAACGGGGACTCCCGAGAATCCTACACCCCTGACCTCTGGTGGCTGCTCAACGAACAGCCGACGCCCAGCATGTCGGCCGCCGTCATGTGGGAGTACCTCACCTGGTCCTTGCTCCTGCACGGAGACGCATTCGCCACCATCCAGCGCCCTGGACCGATGTCGCCAACGATTTCCGGATTCCGTCCGCGTCACCCCATGGACGTCTCCGTCGTGCGAAATGCAGATCGGCTCGCGTACCTCGTCAAGGACCCCATAACGGGCGCAGTAGAAACTCTCGATCAGGACGACGTCCTGCACATTCCCGGACTCGGCTTCGACGGAACGCGCGGACTTTCTCCGCTCCGCTACTCCGCCAAGCAGGCCATGGGCATCTCGCTGGCCGCGGACGACTATTCCGCCCGCTTTTTCTCCAACGGAGCCCGCCCCGATTACGTCATCACCGTTCCGGGGAAGATGGACTCCGAACAGCAGAAGCTGTTCCGAGAAAGCTGGATGGCCCGCTACGCCGGAACGCAGAATGCCCACATTCCCGCCATCCTCACCGGCGGGGGAGAAGTCAAGACGCTGTCCCTAAACCCGGAGGACGCCCAGCTCATCGAGACCCGCCATTTTCAGGCGGTAGACATTGCCCGGTTCTTCGGCGTGCCGCCGCACATGATCGGCATGGTGGATAAATCCACCTCGTTCGGCACCGGAATCGAACAGCAGAGCATCGCCTTCGTCAAATACACGCTCGCCCGCCATCTGGTCAAGTTCGAGCAGGAAATCAACCGGAAGTGCTTCCGTACAGCCCGGAATTTCGCAGAATTCCAAACTTCCGGGCTCGAGCGCGGGGACTACAAAGCCCGCAACGAAGGCTACCGTATCGCCCTCGGCCGCGCCGGAGAGCCGGCATGGATGACCATCAACGAAGTGCGCAAGCTCGAAAACCTGCCGCCGAAAGAAGGGGGCGACGATCTGCAGAGCAATACCGCACCCATCCCAGCAAAGGACCCATCCGTCGCATGAAAAACCTCCTCAACCGATTGCTCGCCGACAACCGCGGGCGGGGAACCTTCCGCGTCGACAACGCTTCCATGGCAGACGAGGCCACCATCTACCTCTATGACGCGATCGTGTCGGACGACTGGTGCGGTTGCGGCGTCACGGCGATCGACTTCGTGACCGCGCTGGCCGCCATCACGGCGCCAACGATCCACATTCGCATCAACTCACCGGGCGGCGAAGTCTTCCCGGCGCAGGCCATCGCACAAGCCATCCGCGAGAAGCCCGCGAAATGCATTGCCCATATCGATGGATGCGCCGCCAGTTGCGCTTCCTGGATCGCGCTCGCCGCATCCGAGACCTTCATCAGCCCTGGCGGCATGGTCATGATCCACAGCGCGGAGACCTGCGCCTGTGGTAACGCCGCGGACCTGCGCGAAACGGCCGACCTGCTCGACAAGGTCAACGGAATCCTCGCGGCCGGATACGTCAAGGAAACCGGACAGACCGCCGAACAGATCTCCGCATGGATGGCCGAAGAAACCTGGTTCACCGCAGAAGAAGCGGTCGCCAACGGATTCGCCGATCGCATCTCCGAAGCAGCATCGCCCAACAACCTAGCCGCGTGGAATCTGGGTGCCTACGCCAACGCCCCGCATCCTCCGGAACGGAAAGAGCGGGCCCCTGCGAACCTCGAACATCTCCGCCGTCGCCTGTTTCTGGCGGTTCACCTTTAGGCGCCTCCCGCGCCAGTAACCAGCCGCCCCAGGGCGGTTTTTTTCGTCCGAAAGGAAACGCACCATGCAATCCATCCAAGCCCTGCGGGAGCGCCGCGCCACCATCGCCCAGTCGATCCACAAGCTCCTCGACGACCACCCCGGCGACAAGTGGAACGCCGCGCTGCAGGAGAAGTACGACGCCGGAATGAAGGAAATCGAAGACATTGCCGACGAATCCAAGCGTGTGCAGCAAGTCCTCGACCTGATCGCCGAGAACGCCGAAACCGGCCAGGTCCGCAACCTGTTCGAACGCCAGGCGCACGAAGAAAAGCGCCCGGCGCACCTCGATGCCTTCTGGAATCTCATGCGTCGCGGCGAAAAGCTCGTCACTCCAGAAGAGTGGTCGGCCCTGCGCAACACCATGTCCGTAGGAACTTCCGCGCAAGGGGGCTACACCGTCCCCACCGAAGTATCCGCCAGCCTCGCCGATGCCCTCAAGGCATACGGAGGCGTCCGCTCGGTTGCCGAGGTCTTCCGCACGACGGCCGGCAACGACATCAACTTCCCCACGACCGACGGCACCACGGAAACGGGTGAACTGATCGGTGAAAACACCACGGCCACCGGTTCCGACCCGTCCTTCGGAGTCGTCACGCTCAAGACCTACAAGTTCTCGTCCAAGGTCGTCGCCATCCCGTTCGAACTGCTGCAGGATTCCCAGATCGATATGGAGGCCTTCATTCGCAATCGTCTCGTCACTCGTCTGGGGCGCGCCACCAATACCTACTTCACCACGGGTACCGGGACAGGGCAACCTCAAGGAATTGTCACCGCCGCGAGTTCCGGCAAGGTAGGAACCACGGGCCAGACGCTGACCGTCATCTACGACGACCTGGTCGACCTCGTGCATTCCGTCGATCCGGCATACCGAGCTCTTGGAAAATGCCGGTTCATGATGGCCGACAGTTCGCTCAAGGTCATTCGCAAGCTCAAGGACACCGCCGGCCGGCCGATCTTCCTGCCCGGATACGACGGCCTCGGCGGACCGATGCCAGATACCCTGCTGGGCTACGGAATCACCATCAATCAAGACGTCGCCGCCATGGCCGCCAACGCCAAGTCGATCCTGTTTGGCGATTTCACCTTCTACAAGATCCGCGACGTGATGGACATCCAGATTTTCCGCTTCGACGACAGCGCGTATATCAAGCTCGGCCAGATCGGATTCCTTGCGTGGATGCGCTCGGGCGGCAGCTTCGTCGACGTCGGTGGCGCCGTCAAGTACTACCAGAACTCGGCCACCTAATCCGCCAACCTCAACGGTACAGGCCGCGCCCAACGGCGCGGTCTCAGGAGGAACCCATGACAGAAACAAAACGCGTTTTCGGTCGCGCCTTGATCGATCTTCCGAATTACGAGATCAAGTGCGGCGAATACGGAGAACTCCCGGAAGACATCGCCGAAGCAGAATCCCGCGCCGGAACTTTCGATCCGCTGGCCAGCCAGCCGCAGGAGCCTGCCGACAGCACGCCAGCCGTGGCCGAAGAAATCGCCCACTGATCGAGAGATTCGGACGAAATGACCTTCCCATCATCGCTCCCGTCGATCCCGAGAATCACCGATCCCGCAAATCAGTGGATGGATGATTCCGGGATAGAAGCCGACGTCCTGCACAATCTGCTTGCGACCGAGATGGAGGGCATCGCCGGGAAAGTCGGGATCGACAACAGCACGGTCACGTCGAGCCTGGATTACAAGGTGCGCGTCGATCTTCCCGCATCGATCGCTGCGGCTCAAGCAGCGGCTATTGCAGGAGCGCCAGTGCAGTCCGTAGCCGGGCGCACGGGCGGTATAACTTTGAGCGTGTCGGATGTGTCTGGCGCTGCTCCTGCCGCAAGCCCGGCGCTCACCGGCGTGCCAACTGCCCCAACGGCGTCACCGGGCACGAGCACGACGCAGGTTGCGACAACGGCATTTGCTGGCAACGCGGCCAGCGCGGCGCAGAGCGCAGCCATTGCCGCATGCCCGGCAGAGACCACGACGACGATCGGGAGCTTGATTGCTGGCGCTGCCGAGAAAACGATAATCTCCCCGTCCGATAAAATCGCCCTGTCGGATTCGGAATCGTCCGGGATTCTCAAATGGGGATC